GTTAACACCAGAGACGCGTCACTGGATGCCGACGCGCGAAGCGCAATTCTTAAAAGACATAAACCCTGAAGAGGTTCCAGAAAATCTAATCATTAGAATGTCTTCACATATGATTGACCAAAGCCCGGTGAGCTTCTGGCCCTGGACATCGACAGTAGGATCTAAAACAAGAACGTGCCCGGCCCCAGATCAGGGCGGCAAGTGTGGCAGCTGTCGAAGTTGCTGGGATCGTAACACACCAAACATAGAATATGGTAAACACTAAAGACTCAAAAGAAATAGAAATCATTCATAATGAATGGTGCCGTGAAAATGGTTACCCGATTCGCAAGCGAGCGAGCAGGCGGGTGGGTGGGCCCACGAGCAGCAAGCAGGCGAGCGAGCGAGCGAGCAAGCTAAACGCGGACAACTCAGCGCGGTTCGTTGAGGGCGCAAGGTCTCAAGCGCTCAAGCGTTCGACGGAGCGTTGATCAACACTCGTTGAATGTGTTCCCAATCGTTGATGGCGAGGGAAGGCGTATCGCGGTGGTCTTCAAGCAGACCGTGGATCGATTTACTCCCGTATAATTTAACCAGCTTAAGGGAAGGCTGGTTCACAAGGATAAAGTTACGTTTTTTTCTAGTTAAGTGAAACAATTTTTGATGTGGACTGAACGATATTTTAGGTGACCGAATTACCTTAAGCTCAACCATAAAAAATCCACAAGAATCGTGGTATCCCAACAAATCTGGAACACCAAAGGATGCCCAGGACTCTAGTCTGGTCCACTGAATTAGAGGTGTTTTCTTCTTAACTAATTGCCAAAATTTGCTCTCTGGTTTCACCCGATTTTTATACAATATACGTTACATTAATGTAACTAAAAACGTAAGTTATTTTGCATAATGAACCTTTATTTGATATAAAAGCGTAGTTATGAAGACTGTAATACCTAGAAAAATGGGAAGACCGCCGGCTCTTACAAGGAGGCAAAAGAAATTTGCTGAATTATATATCTTTGACAGAGGTAGAAAAACCAAGACTCAATGTGCTTTTGAAGCAGGATATAAGAATAGAGCATCAGCAACTGCATCAGATCTAACTAATCCTAGAAAATATCCATTAGTGTGTGAGTATATTGGTAAACTAGAGAAAGAACAGGAAAATAGATTTAGAATTAATAAATCAATTCATATGCAAGATCTAGGACACATTAAAAATGTATCTATGGAACAACCTTCTACATATTCTGTTGCTCAAAGAGCAGAAGAAAATAGAGGTAAGGTTATGGGATACTACAAAAATGAAAACATTAATACTAATGTAAACATCGAAATAGATGCTATGTCCAAAGAAGATTTAGTTAAAGAATTTGATCTTTTCTACAAAGAAAAGATGAAGGATGTTACACCTACAAAAGCTTCAATAAAATCAAAAGAAGAATCAAACCCTGATACTGATTCAGAGTCGCAATAAATCTATTAAATATTTTTTTTGGAAATTTTTTGACTAGTGACCATTTGTTTGTCACTGCTTCGTATTGTTCCGCCATTTGTTTCTCCTTGTGGGTTAGGCCCTCGTACTGGTGGTATCTCTTTCCATTTTACGTTAGGCATATTTTTTGTTAGCGTAGGATTAAAGTTTTTAATTTTGTTCATTTATTTTTTCCATCTTAATTATACACCCTTTTGGGAACACATTTCTATCACTAAATAACTCATCATTTACTTCATAAGATGCAAAAGTTCTTACGTTTTTTTTATCTTTGTTTAATAAATAAGCGTGAGTTACCATTATAGAAGGCATAAATCCTTCAGCTGTGTGTAAGTCTGCGTGCCCGGCGTCGCCTGTAATATCTGCCCAGGTAATTTTATAGAAGTAATATCTTTTCTTTTTGATTGTGATGCATTTGTATTTAGATTTTTTAGGATATCTCATAATTATCTTATACTGTATAGGGGGATTTTTGGGCAAAAAAGTTTTTCAAAATAAAAAAAAGGTCGCGCGCGTCGAGTAGGGTAAAAACGTAAGCTGTGCCACGGTAGAAATTTTCATTTGCTTAAATAAGCTAGCAATACCAACAACCTGTGCCACCTGTGCCACGGGAAAAAATTCTCTTGGCACACTTACTATTGGCTTATACCAACACTTCTAGTCTAAAAACGTATGCTGTGCCACTGTGCCACCGACTTTTTTTTGATAGAAAAAAAAACTAATGCCCCCAGATCTCCACTTACCTTGGCACACTATCTATTTTTCATACCCATTTTTGTCAAAAATGTGACAGTTGACCCATTTGTGCCACAATTGATTATCTTTTTAACTCCAGATCCTTCTATATCTAAAGTTGCATAAGGCTTCCACTCTTTACGAATTAGATTTAGTTCTAAAATCAGATTCGACCATTGCTTCTGCGTTATGTTTTCGCTCGTTATAGTCACCTTTTTCATAATCTATACACAATTTACCTTCTAAATGGTCCAGTTCGTGCTGTATGCACCTGGCTGCTAGATTGTAAAATGTTTTTTGTTGCTCCTTTCCTTCTTCATCTTGATACTTTAGAATGATTCTAAGGTCTCTTCTAACTTCTCCTGTTTTACCTGGAGCTGAAAGACAACCTTCATTATCACATAATGTTTCAGTAGATTTCTTAACAATTTCTGGATTAAAAAAAACTTGGGGTTTATCTCCTGCTCTGGAAGTATCCATCACAAACATTCTTTTGGTATACCCAATTTGAACAGCAGCTAATCCTATGCCGTGGTGTTGATACATAGCTCTATACATAAATTTAATAAGTCTACTAGTTTTATCATCTAGTGGAAAAGCAACATCTTTACTTACTTCTCTTAATAAAGGGTCAGGATACTTTACTAATTCTATGTACATAGGTGCCTCCTAGTCTCCCAGTCAGCACCTATTCGCGCGTTATCCATTATGGATTCTATCATTCTTGCCTGTAAGTCGTTGATTGAAGGAATGTCTGTTTTGGGTCTTTTTTTAAGACTACCCTCCAGGCAGCAGAACTATTTTGTTTACCAATTAATTGGCTTTGTTGTAATTCTATTTTACCTATTTCATTCAGGCCACCTCGGTCGTTTTCCATATAAATAAAACAATCTGATATAGATGTACCTTTATTACCGTTAGTGAATTTGTCTAGAATTTGTTGAAGATCTCTCAATCTTAGACTCATTTATCCTCCTTGATATAACTCTGATTAATTCATACCACTTACGGCCCCACATCTCTCTTACTTCACCACTGGTTCTCCAATAAGTATTGGCTATATTATCCAATCTTCTTTGATCTCGTTTTATAATACTCATCTACCCTCCTTAAAAAGTTATGCATATGTTTTTGAAACTCCAAACCTTCAATAACAAATTCCTGATAATAATTATCTTTACTACACATCATAATTACACCTTTAGAAATTTTGGTGTTGAACAAGATATTATGAGCCATTGCGTAAGCTGCCAACTGAAGACAATAATCCTCAATCCATTCTTTACGTTTTGGTTTGTTAGTTTGCTTGAAGTCTATAATAGCGTCTTGATTTTTATGTACACCTACTAAATCTGTTTGGCCTGCATATAATCCTGGGTAGTACAAAGTACATTCTGTGCCATAAAATTCTGTCATATTGGATAATCCATTTTGGATAACTTGAATGGCCATATTGTGAGCTTGTTTACCTACATTGGTTTCATCTAAATAACCTTCTTCTAATACATACTTCTCTAATATTTTGTGCATTGCTGTGCCTCTCGCGGCGCTCTCACTCATAATCCGCGCTGCACGCTCCTCTCCCTCCCGTTGACGCCAAGCGGCCAGCGATTCGCGTTTCTCGTCTGTTTGAGTTTGGTCCAGGATCGTTGTAACACTTGGTAATTTTTCTTTATCAAACACATAGTGTCGTTTACCTTCTATCTTCTCTCGTTGAGTCTTAGGGTATTTATATTTATTATTTTTTTTCATCTTATATCTCCAGTTATAACCTTGTAAATCGTACCAATAGGTTTAGGCACTTTGTTATTTGATGAACAAGATGTTAATAGTATTAAAATAATTATAATTCTCATAATAGTTTAGTTGCATCCTTTAATTTTAAATCACCAATCATTTTAGGTATAAAAGTATTATTACCAAAGTGAGTATTATCCGGTAACATTTTTTCATACCAAATAGGCTCGGGTAATTTTTTTAAATTCCAGGCCCAATATGAACTATCATTAAATCTACACACATAGCCCGGTATTTTATTTAACACCTTACCTTGATTAATTAAGAAATTATATTTCTTTTTTTCGATCAGCGATCCGTCAAAGTCGTGTGGCCCATAACGTTCTCTATTCTTTAACTCTTGTATGTAATTACTGTTCTCAATATCCATCGAGCTATACTCTTCGTGAATCTTACGACAAGGATCATTAACAAAAATTTTTGTGTTAAGTTCTTCAATCATTCGGTTTTGTGTGTTTCTCCAACTCATTTATGTAGCTCCCTATATTTTTTTAAATCAATAACGTTACTAGAAATAGGATTATCAGGTGTATAATGATCTATAATTTTTGAGATCTTATCTAATTTAATTTGAGCATAAGGAAATAATAAACAACACACGTGAAAGGCATCTCTAAAACAACATCTCCATCGATATTGCATTTTATGGCCTCCTTTTCTAGGTTTTTTACGCACGGTACCACATCCTACAACAGAGTGAACCCATTCTATTATAAATTTATCAGTCATAGAAATCTCCATAACAATACGCCAACATTTATATCGATTAACTTTGTTACCTTTTTTCTTACGTTCATAATATTTTTTGTAAGTAATACTTCCTTCTCCATCAAATAATCCAGCGATGTAGGCTGCATCAACTTCAGTCATTGTTTCCTTTAAAAAATTTTTTGCAATGTTCAGCAAACTTCTCATCATCTAATTGATCACCGAAAAGTTTTATAATGGCTTTGTAAGCGCCGCCACCTTGGTACTCAACATCTTTTTTAGAAACGTTATTATTTTTTTTAAATTTTATTTTATTTTTTATCGACATATAAAACCGTGAATTTATCTTCATAGCCATCATAATAATAACCATTAACTTTTGGTTTTCTGCTATATTTTTTTTTACTTTCTACCTTCTTGGGTTTAAATTTGGGTGTTCGAAGCGCTTTGGCCACAGGATTTTTCACTGTAGCCTCGCTTTTTGAGCTATCTCATCGAGCTCCTCAATCGTAGGCGCTTCCATTTCTAGTTCGCCTTGTGATTTACATTTCTCACATTGAACAACCATATTCTTAGCAATTCTTTTGTAACCATTGCCGGTACATTCTGGGCAAATATATCTATTGTTTGGTATTCTTATCTTTTCCATTTGCTTTCACACCTTTGTTATCTAAAAAAAATCTAATAAGTCTGCCAATCATTTTTGACCTGGTCCTATTAGTTTTTACTGCGAGGGTCCCTAATTGTTCCCAATCAGCCTTATTAACTGATAGAGATTTATACTTAGCTGGATCTGCCATTCGTTTCCTTTCTGATTTTTATTCTTCTCATAGGTGGGAATTTACCCATAAAAAAAAGAATTTGCAAGTGTTATTTTTTTATTATAATGTGAGGATCTCTTCTCACACCTTTTGTTTGTTCGTCCCTTTCTTGGGACGGACAGACAACTTAAATATCCATTTTAGGTTCACACTTAAACCCAATCACAATTCTGTCATTATTAACACGATCTTGCCCCATTTGATTCATCATTTCTTTGGCTATATCATAACCTGAGGTTGCACATTCAAAGTGTGAATTATAAACTTCTTGACTTGGTGTAGGAGGTAAACAATTCTGATACATTTGTGTACAGATTGTAAATACTAATATGAATTTCATTAACGCCCCTGACCACGATACTTCTTCCAAGTTCTTCGTTTATGTTTATTCATTTTACATAAACTAGGGTGTCTACCAATATTTGTTTTATTAAATATAGGTTCGTGTACTACTTGATCTTTAAATTTTTTCGCCATCTTCTTCTAGCCATTCTCTAACAAAAGGTTTAGCACCTTTGGGTGCTGTAATAGTGGGCAAATAAACTATCTTACCATTAACGTGTTGCTCTAAATCAGCACCACAATTCATACATCTAAAATAATCTCTTCCAATACAAACTAATCCCGTGAATTCTTCACAGGTTGGACATTTTCCATTTACAACTTCAGCTACAAATTTGAGTCTTTTTTTTCTAGGCATTACTCTAGTATTAATGCTTTTATAGAGTAAGATCCATCTATATTTTTTTCTAATTCTGCTTTAGATTTGATACATTTGTATTGTACATTAGGTGCAGGGACTCTAGTAGCCTCACGTTTATGCTTTAAACAAACTGACATTGAAGGTTTTCCTGTGTCTGGATCAACCTGTATTCTATGCTCCTTGATATCCGGCCCTATAAACATTAGGAGGGCTACAATATGCTCGATCATAATATTTTACCTTTGTTCTTACCCTCTTTAATCATATATTTTTGTGTGCCATTCGCACCTATCTCTACTTCTTCTTTTAATTTTTTAGTAAAGTTCATTTGTTTAGCTTTTT